AGCTCTGGGCTATACTGCTTCATTGCAATTGCTACGCACTCCAAAAGAAGGTTCATTGATTTTTCGTTATCTTCTGCGACTGCTGTAACTCCCTCAAATTTTTTCATAAAAGGCTTTAGTAGTGAAATTTTTAATGGACGAACCTCAATAGTTGTGCCATCAATTAGTGTTAGTGTCTCTGGTTCATAAGTTGTTGTTGCCATGTTTTCTCCTTGTTCTACCCATAGTTAGGTTATACTTATTATATCACAAGCTAGGGTTTTTTCAATACCTTTGGGTCTCTAAGATCTTCATACCCTAGACCCATTCCAATACCAAAACCAGCCTTTTTTGCATTCTGTCCTTGTAAAGAAAGAACATCATTTGAGTCTGAGGTTGCTCCACTACTAAACACTCTAGCCTTCATATCTTCCCATTCTTTTTGACCCTTAACTTTTGCATCACCCTTACCGCTTTGACTATCTAGGTCTATGCCCTGAAGTGCTGCAGAAAACTTCTTTTCTTCATATTCTAGGTCTCTTGTAATAGATAGTATCTGAATTAGCTCTTCTATAGATATTGAAGATTCTAGTTCGTCAAAGTTTTTCCAAATACCCAGCAAAAATACCTCTGACTCAAGCTTTGCTAGGTCTAGGTTATTCCAGCTAGATTCGTTATCTTCTTTCTTGGCCTGATCAATAACTGCTTCATCTGAGTTTTTTTTAATATCAATACCTGCTGAATATTTCAATATGTCATATATTGAGTCTAAATCAAAGTTATCTTCAATCTGAAAAACATCTTTAGAAAACTCTGGATAGTATTGTTTCATAGCTATCCTACAGCATTCTGCCAAGACCTCAATAGTTTCTTCTTCATTGTTTGACTGCTGAACACTATCAAATACAGACATGAGCTGTCTTAGGTATTTAATTTTAATTGGTATTATTTCAATTTCTATACCATTAACTGTTCTAACATGTCTTGTTTTATATACTTCTGTTGGCATAATATAAGTTTACCATAAAACGACAAAACCCACTCCTATTAAAGAGTGGGTCCGTCTTTTAGCTTTTATAGATTATGATGTTGCGTTGACTGTGCGGTCAATGATTTTTCCATAAGATCCTTCTGAGTCATCTGGTAGAAGACGGAAAGATACTTCAAACATGGAAGCTTCATCACGCTTAGCTGATACTGTAACATTCTCAATTGACAATGCACGGTATGCAACGTAAACACGCTCTAGAGCTGAACCAAGTTCACAGTCGCCAGTTCCTGGACCTACTGCAATAATTCCACGCTCTACTGGGCACTCACCAAGATCTCCTGCGGACAAGTCTAATGCTCGTCCAGTTGCAAGGGATCCAAGTGTTCCAGTTAGCTTGTTATCTCCATATGCAAGAGCAATAAGAAGATTCTCTAGTGTAGCCTCAGCAAATGCTGTGTTAAGATTAACCTGCATTCCCTGCTTGTATAGCTTAGCTACGTCTAGTAGCTGGTCAACCTGAACTTCTCCGAAGTCTGGCTGAAATTGAATCTCAAGTCCATTCATTGTGTAACCAATGTTTGTAAAACCTGGGTCATCAGATAGTGTTTCACGATAAGACTCATTGTCAACAAAAGTTGGTCTAGTACTGATATCCAGTACTGTGTCAGCAACAAAGAACGAAGCTGCACCTACAATAATGTTGGTAGAGTCACCACGAGTATATGCCATAATTTTCACCTCTTTCTAGTAGGAAAAATGGTATTTAGTTATAATTGGCGGTTGTTTCCTCAAGACTAATTATATCAGTCTTTTTATTTAAATTGATTTTGGGTGTCGTTGACAGTTCCCCAGTTTGCGTGATAGTCATACTCAATAATAAGCTTATTAATAAATACCGTTCTAGCGGATGCCAGCTCAATAACATCCCTGGTTTCGTCTGCTTGGTAAACTCTTAAGCTGTGAAAAAATACGTTGTGTGGAAAATTAAGGTCAGATTCATCTTTAATAAAAGAATTTAAGTCTTGAGCTGCTGCGTCTTCTCTGTCTAAAAGTTGAGAAATAAGGATGTTTGCGTAATTTACGGTTGCTAGATCTGTACTGTATAAGTAGTACAAAAGCTGTTCTTTTTTTCTAGGGTAAAATGAATTTTGTCTAAACCTGATTAGTCTGTCGTATTGAATCAATAGTGGTTGTTCTACCTGAACTGATTGTGATAAGTTTTTATAAATTTCTTCTGTGTTTGTTGGGGTAACTGCAAATATTGGAACTACCCCGCTTATGCTTGAACCCTCAGACATGTTGATTCCCTCATACATAGAAAGCTTTTTATATAGATACTCATTAATCCAGTGTGGTGGAAATGGTAAATCTGATGCTTTATATGTTGTCATTTCTCAACTCCTACTTTTGCGTTTGCAATCCAAGTATACCCTACTTTTTTGCCAACTGAACGTCCACCCATAGAGCCTGCAAGGACATTCTTTTTATACAATACTGGTTTTGAAATATAGTCAAATAGTCCAGATGACTTTAAGAATGCCTGAGTAAAGTATGATTTAAAAAATGTGTCAAAAACTCTTTCATAAGCTCCTTCTACAGCTGTTCCACCAGGATTATTAACTGTGATTGGTTTAGAAACAAAAATGGTTTCTCCACCTTCTTCAAAAACTAAAGCTTTTCTTTTGGGGGTTATAGTTACTGGAATTCCATTTTCCATAATTCTTGCCTTATCGTAAAATGGCTCATTGCTGTCATCAGATATGCTACTTGACTGTCTGAATGATGACTTAAGTGAAAGTCCAGCATTGCTTACAGTATAATTTAAATCAAAAAGTCTGGCTGCTGGTGAACCAGTCTGATACCATTCATATACGTGATGCATAGCATACTGATCTCCCCTGGCCATTGCGTCTATGTATTGTCCCAAAGCCTCTATGGTGCTTTGACCAAGATTATCTAGCATTACCTTTTTACCATTTTGAGCACCCTCAAGGAATCCAAAAGAATAATCTACAATATTTTGCAAACTTTTTTCCATAGCTGTAGCATTAAGATTAACCTTCATTAGTCGCCTACTGCTTGTGATTCAGTTCTTCTCCAAAGCATCTTGTAGTATTCAATACTGTTGAATGGACCAGTAAAAGGTTCTAGAGTACCAATCTCATAGATAGTACCTCTGTTTGCTCTGGGACCAGCGGTTTCTTTATAAATAAGTTGGCCAGTAGAAAACCTAATGTTAGTTATTAGTATATTGGTTGTTGCTTCTTGAGATAGCTTAGATGTTATTCTTAGGTCTGCCCTGCTTCTAACTATAAGCTTGTCTTCATATTGTAAGAACATGTCTGGCTTAATTTGTTCAGATCCTGCTCCTCCTATAGGAGTTGCATTGCAAGAAATTGTGCGATCAAAAACCCATTCTTTTTTAATTTCTCCAAATGGACCTTGCGTAATTATTGGATAATAAACATCTGCAAGCATTGGATAAACAAAGTCTGTGGTATTATCGCAGCATCCCATTATAGAATTCCTGGCTTCTTTACGTTAGTCACGTACCTATCTAGAATTTTATCTACCAAAATATTTCCTGTTCCTGCAAGAGAAGAGATATCAATTTTAATTTTAAACTGATCTGTTGAATAGTCCGTTACATATCTTTTAAAGTATTCTAGTTTTCCACAAGAAATATCATTAATCAACATTTTAGTAGCGTCTTGAATGTCATAAGGAATGACTCTATATCCTGTTTCTAAAAAGAATAGATAGTCTGTTCCTTGAGGAAACAATACCCCAGATTTTAGGGCTATGGTATTTCCACTATCAGATGTATCAAACATGCTTATAGAATCTGATGATGCAAGATTTAAACCTACTGGGTTGGACTCTGAGCGATTAAAATCAGTAATTGTATAGGTTGGATCTTTTGTAATGGCTGTCTTATCTCTAGTAGTTATGTAGTTCCAAGGTCCCAATGCTGGAAACTCTAAAGATGAATCATAGACTAGCTCTGCATTTTCATAAACCTTTAAGATTTTATAGACCTGATCCCAAAGTGGCATATAGTCTGTGCTTTGTCCAACTGCTTCAATCCACTTGGTTCTAAAATAAAAACCACCAGTGATTGAATCAATTATTGCCCTTGCAAGTCTTTCATTTTCTTTTGCTACTGCAATGTCTGTTGCCGTTTCTCCAAGCGTATTTGGATCAACGTAGGGTCTTTCTACTGTTAGATTATCTTGTACAACAATATCAGTGTCATCTGTAATTTCTAAATGATAGGTGTCGTCATATTTTGTAAAATCATAAGGAATGTCATCTTCTCCATAAATACCTGACCAGCCAACTGTTAAGGCTCCAGTATTTGTAGATGTTATAAAGTCTTCAAAAACTACATCGTAATCAGAGTCTTCAATTCTAAGCTTGTATTCTGTTGATGCGGTTAGGGCATAGCTAATAAAATTAGTATATGGTGCCTGTCTAAGTACGATCATTATTTACTCCTGGGGTAAGCATTGGACACTTCTTCTGGGGTAGCTATACGAACTGCATCACGAGTTGTCCAAAAATCTGAAGCTTCTTTGGTTACAATATTGTATCCAATTTTTAACTCTCCAAGACCATATTTAAATAAATTCTTAGAAGAGTATACAGCAACCTTATCTGTAGTGTTTTCACTATTAGAAATAAGTTCAGCCATAATTTTCTCCAATTTTAATTATATCAGAATATAACAAAAGAGGGCAGACTTTCGTCTGCCCCCTAGTGTTTTAATCAGTTGATACTAGCTGTCTGAAGAGTTTGCGTCTGCATAAGCAACAGCATCTAGCTCTTCCCACTGAAGACCAAAGCGTACAAATACTGTGTACTCAATTGTGTCTTTCTTTGGGACGTACTGACGGTTTACAGTGATGTCTCTCTGGAATCCCCATACACGGTTCTGTGGGAATGTTAGGTCAACATATCCTGCAGGGTAGTAAGGAACTTCCTGAACTTCGATACCTAGAACACGAGTTGTACGTGCTCCTCCGAAGGTCTGTGCTCCTCCATCAAGGTATGCTTGACGGTTTGCAGGAGTACCTCCTGTAGTACCAGTAAATGCTTCGGCAATTGCGTCTGCAAGAGTACCGTTGTTCTTTACGATGCCCTGGAATGCGTCTGTACCAGCGTAGAACTTAAGATTATTCTTAAGTGCACGATACTTACGTGGCATTGCAAGGATAATATCCTGCATTACGTCTGTTGTCCATGCGTTATCTACTACGGTTGCTACTGCTTCGTGTGCATCTCCATCTGTGGTTGCCTTGCTAACAAAGCCTTCCATGATGTTAAGGAACCCGTTGTTACCTGAGCCTAGACCATTAATTGCAAGGTCCTCAATGTCATTTGCAAATGCATTTGTCATTAGACGAACTAGGTGATCCTCAAGAGCACCACCTTCAATATTGTCTTCTAGTCCTTCAGTTGATACTTCCCAATCTAGACGAATCTTCTTGGTAGTAAGTTCAACCTTAGTAAAGGTAGCACCTGCGTTTGTAAAGGTTGGGTCAGCCTGTGCTGCTGCACGGATGACACGCTCTCCAACGTTAACTTTTTCAAGTTCAATGGTGTTAGCTCTCATTGTTACTCTACGTCCATCTTTTGCAAGGACTGTACCGTCCCAAACATAGTCAATGAAGCGACGAGCTTGCTCTGGAGCTAGAATACCACCAGGAGTTCCTGTTGGATTAACTGCATTGGCGCCACCTGTTGAGCCCCATAGAGGCGTAGCAATGTTTCCAAGGCTAGCTGCTGGAGATAGGTTACCAACTGAGTTAGTTGTTGTTGCACCACCTACAGCACCTGATGCAAATGCACCGTCACCGTTGATTTCAGCTACAGAACTTGCGTCTGTACCTGGGTAGTTTTTATTAATTTCTTTTTCCGACATATATTTCACCTCCTAGTGATTTTTATTTAAATAAGTCGTTATTAGTGAGGAAACGACCTCCCCATAGGGATTTTTGAACTTTCATTTCTGGAAGTTCCTGTACGATCTCGCCAAGATCGCCAGACTTGCGGAAAGCGGTGTCAGCTACTACAGCGTCTACTCTCTTTCCAAATTCATCAAATACAGCCTTGTTAGCAGTTACATCGTTCTTAACTGCCTCTATAGACTTTGTTAGTTCTGAAATTTGATCAGCTTGTGCTTTTACAATTTCAGATAGATCGCTAAAGGCTTTTGTAACGGTAGCTGTTAGGTCTGCTACTGCAACCTCAACAACATCGTTTGACTTAGCTACCTCAGTTTTGTCTTCATCATCAGGCATAGCTGACTTGGCCTTGGACATTTCGTCCTCATCCTCATCGTAAGACTTCTTGTCCTTAGACTTAGACATTTCGTCCTCGTCTTCTTTGTCGTCTTCATCCATATCGTCAGACTTTACAGCCTTCTCTACGGAACCTTCTGTTGCTTCTACTGGGGCATCAGCCTCTGGAGCGACCTGTGTTTCTTCAACAACAGCCTCTTCAGCTACAGCCTCTGCTGCAACCTCTACTGCCTCGTTTGTTGTTTCATCCATAGGACTTACCTCCTTGTTAATCTCAATTGTATTAATGCCTTTAGCACTATCAACCAAGAACTTTATCATTTCAGAATTGTCTGAATCTGTCTTTTCAACAAACCCAATATTCTGCATTGCCTTACCAGATTTTGGACTCTCCGCTGAGTCTCCTTCTGATAGGAAAACTATGTCATT